ATACGAGACTTGCCATATGAATCGATACCCTGACCTAATAGTTTTACCGTTCCACGATGTATCGGAAATATTGTTTCTGGTATCAGCTGGTTACGAGCATATGATTTTTTCATCTGATTTGCAACATCCCGTACGTTTTGTGATACCCTGGATGAGTATGGAAAGTAGTATGACACGTCTGCTTCATCGCCACCACCTTTTCGCCATCTAACGATAAGTTCACATCGCGGATATTCAGCATGATCTGATGTGCTACCAATGTGCTCATATATAAAGATACATTTAGCATCATGTTCAGTCTTATAGTACGACTGGAGATATCTGGGTAATGCTAACTGGCCGCTCCGTATTCCAGTACGGTTAAATACATAGATATTACAGTCAAAATATTCTTCTAAGAGAGATACGAACAATTTTGGATCGAGATAAACATCGGGATCATGTATAGCTGAGATGATTTCCTCGGTAGAGAAATCATACATTTCCTGTCTACAAGCAGCTGCGTACTTTGCGGTAGCCAACTTCTCACGTATCTGGTACAGTCGTGCTTCACGTTCATCTTTATCGACGAGATCTAGTATTCCAGTTTCTTCATACATACCTTCCATCACGCAATCTAGAAAACTACTCTTAGTATCATATACTCCTTTCCGTACATACATATAGTTCTCGTTATAGTCAAATATATCGAACAACTTGGTAATATCCTCTGGAAGTGTACCGTATTTATCCTTGGGTACAAATTTATTGGTTATGATCAGATCCTGTTGGTCGGCATCAACTTTTTCACGCAAATCATCCCCATAGTAATAATGTCGAAAAATAGAACCTTTACGATCAGCATGGTTCTTGGTATAGCAGCAAGGTAGATACGGTACAGTATCCCTGTTTGGCAACGGATTATCACGAAGTCCTGGAAAAATAGCTTTGGAATGATCACAGATGTAATTTCGTGGTATAAATCCTTCATCATTACTCTGAGGATACCTCATCACAAGTTTCCCGCTAGCGATCGCCTCATCAACCTCGTCATCACCGATCACAGTTGGTTGATGTGGACATTTTGGTGGATATCCACGGTGAAACACCTCTGGAGCAATGTCTTTTAGCTTTAGTTTCTGGTTTACCTGTATAGCGATCGGTTGCGCGATAGCAAAATCTGGTATATACTGCCGGTACAGATTCACTATCGATTGGTACTCCCGATCGTATATAGCTATTAGTTTCGTCAATAACTTTTGAAACTCATGTACTGATTCAATATTATCACCAGAACTGATCTTGACTCGGATATATTTGCTACCAAATTTAAAGTCGGTTTTGACATCTTTACCTCGCAGAGAAGGGTCACCCCTCTGTGCAACTTTTTCGGTAATGTTGGCAGTAATGATGCCTGTCTTTGGATGATAGAAATGGATGTACACACTATCTTTCTTTTTAGTAGCTTTATCGTGTTCATCGATAGACATCAGAGTAGAAAACATTGGATTATTCATGATCAACTCTGATAAGACGTAATTGTCTATAGCATGTTTGGGGAAGTAAAATACTCCGTTGACACGACTTTCTACGATATTCTTGACTCTGATCTCTCCTAAGCCTTTGATCGTGTCAGTAAAGCGGTTAATTAACAAATCTCTAGTTAAATATTGCCCCGACGTGTGCAGACTCATACCAACATTCGCAATTTCTTCACCCGGTTCGCCAGTTACGGATATGATGGCATCAGAAAAGTCTGATGGTTTGGAGCCAGCTATCTCCGTTTTTTGTAGCACTTTACAGATAATCGCCGTTTCCAGATACACACCCCATTCCTCATCAGGTAAAAAGTTTTTCAATATCTTGAACAAGTTGTTAACTACCGCAAACGGTACTCCCGGACTTAGTTGCATGTAGTTGAACAGCTCCATCAGAGAAATATGTACCATGTCTAGAGTAAACTCAAAATTGACTCGTTCCAGCTCAAATGGGGTATATGCCGATGTGCTGACATTTTTATCAAAGCTAGCTAGTAATTGCGTCTGTTTATCAGTTTTTGCCTTATTAGCGGCTATTTTCTCAGCTAACCTATCTTTGATCTGGTTTTTCTCATCATCCCAGATACGGTAAACATTTACCTTATTTGTGAAGATATTCAGGTCGTCTACCTCTGTCTGCAGTAGTAACAGGTAAGCATTACGTGTATTCTTATCCTTGGTACTTTCCAGACTCTGGTTGAACGCTATGAACGGTAGAAATACGTCATTCAGGATGTCTATCTTTGTCTGGTTCAATTTGTCTTTCAGTCCGTTAAAAACCGGTTCGAACTGAATACCAGCTTTTGTATCGGTTATCACATCCAGTAAATTTTCAACCCGGATATTTGTCGCACTCTGTAGCTCTGTCATGCTGGGAACACCAGCAGGAAAGTAAAGGTATTCTGGTGTAGTTTTTAGGTCTGCAGCCAGCCTACTAAAAACACTTTGCTGTGTATCTAGATCATATACAGTAAAGCGATATTTTTCATTGATCAATACCATTATACTTTATTACAAGTCTTATAGAGATTTAAGAAAATTCTACACAAACCAAATGCCAATATTTAAGTGCAAAACAGGAGAAGCCAACCAGATCAAGGTGTTGGCTGAATTACTGGCTCATAACCTGAAGAACGGTTGCTTTGAGGTCAGCGATGACGGTATAACCTTACGTATGTCTGATCAGCCAAGAAAAACACTGATAGATCTAGATCTACAGGCAGAGAACTTTGCGCTATACAAGTTTACTAAGGGCACTGATAAACTAGGTCTCGGACTAAATCTCAACCATTTCTACAAGATGCTAAAGTCTATCAAGAAGAAGGACTCGTTAGGACTGTTTATCGACGAGAAAACACCTAACATTGTACAGATCAAGACTATTCCCAAGGAAAATACACGTGTCACTACGTCGTCGATAAAGATCCAGAACATTCAGAACATAGATTCTGATGTACCAATGGGATACGGAAAGCCGGTTATCGTACCATCTCCTGATTTCCAGAAAATGTGTAAGGAACTCAGTAGTATCGGAAGTTCAGACATACGTGTAGAAGCACATCGGTTCTACATAGACTTCCTCGCGGATGCAGACGATATAATGACTAGGACTGTACGGTTGGGTGAAAATGACGTATCTGATGCGGAACAGGAAGACAACGTAGGTGATGAGATACTTTATACAGCTACATTTGCGACAGATCAGTTTGCAAGAATTAGCAAAATGGCTGGTTTAAGCAACATCATGCAGATCTTCCCCGGTAGTGATAGCCTTCCTCTCCTTTTTCGAACATCTGTTGGAAGTCTGGGAAAAATTTCAATATACATAAAGTCAAAGGAACTGATAGACAAGGAGGCTAAACAGTCCATATCAGATTCAGACGACTCGGATACAGACGATGAGGATAACGAACAAGGGTCTGATAATAGTGACGAAGAATCAGAGAAAGAAGTTCTGATAAAAGTTCCTACAAAATCACGGGTTGTACCACCTCCTCCTGTACCTGTAAAGGCGAAAGTTGTCGTCCCTGTGAAGAAAGTTCCGAAGAAGTAATGTTGTATATTATACCAACTTTGGGTATAATATCCTGATTATTACGTCATCTGCTCATAAAACTCCAGATCATCTGTCCATTGTAACACCCGGTTAGGGTGACATGCTACCCTAATCAGCTCCTCGTATACGATACCATTTTTACCGAACATTTTGATGCACATTTCTCTACAGTATCTTTGGTAGTTCCTTTTCACTATCTCAGTTCCTATCTGTTTGATACATCTCCGTGAAGCAAAAATGATAGATGTACATCCGGAACAGTTGAGATATGTTACTGCCAGTTTACTTGGCATATAGGTCAAGCCGGTACAACCACAACAGTAAAGACGTACCAGTTTTGTTAGCTCATTCGGTATATGGGTTAAGCTAGTACAATCAGAACAGTTAAGATGTGTTAATTTTGTTAGTTCACTCGGTATATGAGTTAAGCCGATACAAGCATAACATTGAAGTTTTGTTATATTAGTCAGCTCACTAGGTATATGAGTCAAGTTAATACAGCTAGAACAGTCAAGATATGTTATGTTCGTTAGTTCACCTGATATATGAGTCAAACTGGTACACCTAGAACAGTCAAGATGTGTCAGTTTTATTAACCCACTCGGTATATGAGTCAGGCTAGTACAATCATAACAGTGAAGATGTTTCAGTTTCTTAAACTCACTTGGTATATGGGTCAAACTAGTGCAACCATAACAGTAAAGATGTGTTAGCTCTGATAATTCATCTGGTATATGAGTCAAGTTGATGCAATTAGAACAGTCGAGTGTCGTCAATTTTGTCAGTCCATTCGGTATATGAGTTAAGCTAGTACAACCAGAACAGTAAAGTTCTAATAGATCTTCCAGTTTATACGGTGTATCAATATTTTCACAGATGATGCACATTGTCGAGATACATTTTTATACCATTTCCGGTATAGAAAATCATTTTATTATGTGGTACAAACGTTTCACCTACAGATCCATTGGTGGTCGATGTGTGGAACTCTATTGTTATAGCGTAGACCTATCTTCAGCAGTTCTCTGTTCGTATATGCGCGGAGAGCCTCGGTGTGCTCATGTAGTATGATATCTGCTCCGTTGACGAATGAGGTGAAGATGTCAATCATCGTAACTACAAACATATCCAGAACTTGGTGTACATCATGGTTCTTTTCTGCCTTTTTCTGTCTAACACGTAGAGTTTTCAGCCATTCATCGTCATCTATCTCTTTAGTTAGATACATCACCCGTAGGTCTGCATTGGCATCAACTCCAGCAGTAAACGGATATTGACGCATCATTACCTCTTGCATATGTAAGATGCACATATGGCAGTTATCTATATCGACGAAATCTTGTCCCCTATCATCTAGTTCATGTAGTATCGTGATGATATCCGGTAACTCGTCACCACAATTATTAGGGTTATCTCCTGGTACTCGGGGTGCTTGTCCGTTGAACTGCTCACGTTGCCATTGGTAAAAATGTGGGTTATGGATGCGCCCAGTTTCGATTAGTCCTGTTTTCCAGGAAAAAGCTGTGTGACAATTAGGCATTGTACAGTACATCTGGTCACACCCA